ATGTTCTCAACAGGGGTAGCAATAACCTGTCCTCTCGGAATCTCGCTGTCGGACAGTAAGAAGATTGTATTGAATCCCATAAAGTCCTTCATGTACTGGAATCCGAACTGATTCTGAATAGTGATCTCAGCTGCTCCGAGATATTCATATACGTCCAGAATGTTGACAAATCCAACAACGCCAGTCACATTTCTGTGCATCTGTTTAAATTTGTTTTCAACACGACCCTTAGCCATTGCCAGAGCCATCTGGAATGTTGTTTCTGTGGAAGTAAGTGTACCGGTTTTCAGATAGTCATAGAATCTGCCGGTAACATCAGTCTGAAGCTGGAAAAGAAACTCGTCATCAGTCATCTGAACAGCGTTCTCATAACCGTGGTCCTTGATTGCTTCGATAGATACAGCCTTTGCGTACTTTTCAATAGTCATTTCCGCATAGGTCTTTTCTTTTACGGTAAACTTGCTGTAAGGGATTTCCTCACCCTCACCAACATTTCCACTCTGTAAAGTACCCTCTGCGTATTTGGACTTGAGTACAGCACCCGGCTGCTTTTTGATAGGTCTCATGATACCCAGAATCTCACGCAAGTGTTCCCAGTTTCTTTCGAATCTGGTAACAAAATCAATCTCACGTGCCGTTACCTGGATATCATTAGTCATAATAAGATTTGTTTTTGCTGGCATAAAAAATCCTTTCTACCCATAATTGTTAAGGTATTGGGTTAGCGGCTATACTCTGGTGTATAGTCGGTGTAAAAATCACTGGAATAACTGGATATTCTGAGCGATTGCAGCCTGTCTCTCTGACGGGTCTTTGATTGCTTCGATATCTTTCTTCGTCATGTTTCCCGGTGTCTGCTGCTGTCCAACGCGAGTGGTAAATCTTGCCTGATTCTGCTGAGCCTGCTGCTGAGATTCATCCACAAAAGCGGATGCGTCAGACTGTTTCATCTGTTCGATCAGGTCGTTCAGTCCAAGGATTTTACCGTCTTTCAGTTTGAGACCCGCTTCTTTAATGTCTGCCATAACAGACTTCTTTGCCGCTTCACTGGAAAACTTAACATCATCGAGTGCTGCTTTGAGTGCGTCTGAGAAATCACGGTCATAGATTTTTGCATTGAATTCCTTCTCTGCGTCTTCGGCTTTCTTTTTCCATCCAGCAAGCTCTGTCTGGATATTTGCCGGGTCGATACCATCAAAACCTTTTAAGGTTTCCTCTGCTGTCTCAGCGCGTTCTTTCCAGTCATCGCGTTCACCCTCGACTTTTGACAGGGTTTTTGCTACTTCTTTCGCATTTTTGTAATGCTCAGAGAGTGCTTTCTTAACATCTGCCTGTTTATCCTCCGGGATTTCGATTCCAAATGATTTAAGTGTGTCAATAAGTTTCTGCATAACATCCTCCTGGTCGTGTTTATTGACCTGCCGCCGCAGGTAAATGGATTAAGCCAGTTAGACCACTGGCAAGGTAATCGGAAAGGCAGGAATCGAACCTGCGGCACATAGCTTGTAAGACCACTGCTCTACCACTGAGCTACATTCCATACCGCCTGTAACGGACAGCTAAAAAACTGAGTTGAGTTTCACCTTTTCGCTATAGCGTAAATCCACCTGAGGCATAGACCGCCTGTATACAAACAGCTTAACTCTAAGCGGATTAAAGCGGAACGCCCGGAATCGAACCGGAGATCAGAGCACGACTCTGTCAGTTTTCCACTAGCGTACATTCCACATAACCCGGATTCCCGGGTTAGCAAGGCGTTTAACGTGTCATGCCTGCCACGAGTTGTTTCGGATATTTATTTCTTTTTTTAAAAAGAAAAGTATGAATAACAAAAACCTTAATCAAGGAGGTGAACCATCTTGCGTGCCAGATGGCAAATACGCACGACAGGATTCGAACCTGTTTAACTTTCCATTAAAGCGTGCGCACCAGCTACAAAAAATTAAAGAAAGGAGGATTAAAACGAAAATGTCAAAACAACCGTTTTACTTGTGCTTCCTGCTGCACAATTACATTATAACAGATTTCTTTTAACTACCTCTCTACCACTTTTGCATTTTTAGAGCATATCACGGAGTTTTTCCACGTATCTCTTGACAAGATCACGTTCTTCCCGGCACTCTGCATCCTTAGACATATCGCTCATTTCTGTAGTAAGTTCGTCCAGATGTTCTTCCAGGGCGGCGAGCATCTTTCTTTTGCAGTCTTCAGACTTGCCGGAACGATAGCTCTGTTTCTGCGTCATATAGTCGTCATAAGCATCTCGCCCATCAGAGCGGCTGTAATGCCCTCTGACATAATGTTCACCCCTTCTGGCATAAGAATTACCCCTGTCGTAATCCGGCATCATTCTGCCATCATTTGAACTGTATCTCCCCATGCTGTCACGTTTTCTTCCACGTTCGCTGTAATCGTCATTGTATCCGCCACGCATCTCGTCAAGGACAGTGTTGTAATACTCTACTTTCTTATCCCAGTACTGCGTATTCTTGATATCTTTATACATATCAATCAGTTTGTATGTCATTTCCAGATTTCCAGTAGTCAGTCCATTATCAGCGATTTTGGACAGCTCGTCTTCGATTCTTGCACATAAATCCTTAATGTCTCTCATAATCACACCTCCTACGCTTCTCTGGTTACGACAATGTTTGCGTTCGCAACAGAAATTGCCTGATCGCTTGTGTTCTCTACCGCGATATTAACGCAACATCCGCGAGGTACATCAATATAGATACCAGAGGACACATTATTGTACTGGCCTACTGCTGCCGGTGTGGAGATCATCTGCGAAGATAATACCGGCTCACCAGAGATTGCAATAGCCAGAGAAATAGCTTCAACAGTACCGCCTGTTGGAATTGCGATATTGCCAGAAAAATCCACAAAGAATCTCGCTTTGCACTGGTTAGTAAGTCCTCTCAGCGTAATAATTCCACTTCCCTCTCTGTGCTGAATGCAGTTAGAACCTTTAACTGCTGTGTTTGAAAACACTACGTTTCCATTTGCTGCTACCGTCTGAGCAGCTACATTTGTAAATTCTGCCATAATTTTTACCCCTTTCATATCACAAAAGGACAGGTCTCAGCCTGCCCCTCTGTGTAAAACGGCATAAGCCGACATTCGAATCAATCGAAAGATACTCTCGATATGAAATTTTTAACAATTACATCCAGCGTTACATCCGCATCCGTAATATGTGTTCGGGTTAGGAACCTGATATGCCGGAATCGGTGCCGGATTAATCGCATTAATGAGCTGCTGTGTCTGAGAAGCCATTGCAGTTGTGAGAAGTGCAGACTGGCGATCCTGAGATGCAGCACGTCTGAGATCATTGTTTTCAGCCTGAAGAGAAGAAATCTTTTCATTGCAAAGATAATCAAGAATTGCTCTTGTTCCTGCATTCTGACTGTCAATAATGTCTCTTGTGTTACTGTTCATTGTGTTCTGCAATGCGCAGGTATTCTGTGCCATGTTGTAGTTCACGCCCTGAATAGCTTCCCTGGTTTCACAACAGCAATTCGCAAGCTGCGCCTGTAAAGCATTAGTGTTCTGCATATTAGCTACAGTATCGGCATTAATAGCCTGCTGGATTCCAAAGCCAGTCTGCATGATGTTGGTGTTGATTCCATTGAATCCGGTAAGCATACCATTATTCATGGCATAGAATCCATCACACAGGCCGCTATTGATTCCGTCAAGTTTGCTGATTACTGCGGAGTTATCGAATCCTCTCTGAATGTCTGCCTGAGTAGCTGCTGTGGCTGCATATCCGCCGCCGTTGCCATTATTGCCCCATCCGTTGTTTCCCCATCCGAAGAAAGCAAAAATAAATAAAACAATAATCCACCAGCTACCGTCTCCACCAAACATGCCGTCATTATTTCTACCGTTTCCAGTAGCAGCGGCAATATCTGATAAGCTATAATTTCCATCCATAATATAATCTCCTTTATTGTGTATTTACATCAATCTGGCCAGATTGTAATGTACTATTTCATTCCTTTTAGCATGTGCTGGAATTGTCCTGCCATCTGCTGGACCTGATTAAGTTGCTGCTGGGAAATCTTCCCAGACTGTAACATCTTCTCAACTTCTGTTTTCGGGTCTCCTTTAAAATTCTGTTTAAACTGTATAAACTGCTGTATCATCTGCATTGGTCCGTTCCCCTGCGGCATCCCACCGCCAAGCGCGTTAAATAATGGATTACTCATCTGCGTTTCCTCCCTTGACTGCTGATTCCTGCACGGTATTAGTCCTAACAGGTTCAGAAAAAGAATTTAATCGGTTTATGATAGCTTCGTATTTGCCCTTTAAATCGTCATATTCCTGTCTGGTGACGTATTTACTGTCCATGTTCTGAACAGGCTGTTTAGGTGGCATCTGAGTGCCTATTTCGTGATACTCGAACGTCCGTAATGGTTGTGGCATGCCGGAAACGTCTGTGGATTTTATGTAGAACTTTTCGCTTTCACTGTCCATCAGTAAAACACTTGTTCCGGGTGCTACCAGATAAGATTTTGCACCAACTTCGCCGGATACCCACAGAATACCATTGTTGTTCTGCTGTGGTTGCTGTACCGGTTGAGCTGGCATCTGGACAGGCTGTTGCTGGAACTGATTCATCTGTCCCGGAACGCCAAAACTATATTGATAAGGATTGTTATATAATGCCATCTTATGCACCGCCTTTCTAATTATATTTTCGCATAAAAAAAGAACCGGAAACAGTTCGTTTCTGGCTCTAATTAGTGCCCAAAAAGTATCAGCACACTTTAATTATTTTATTATTCACCCTCCGGCTTAATCGTTTCGCCGTGGATATACTCACGTTCATCTGTTCAGCGCAGTATTCGAGTGTATATTCCTTGCATCTCAGCCGAAACAATCTTTCTTCATCCGGTGTAAAATTACACTCTATCAAGAACCTGTCTATATCTTTCTTAGTGAATACATATAACTTCATGAGCATACCCCTTATTAATGCAATTAACGTTGATTCTGTGCAAGATACTCCGTGAGCTTCTGTTTTGTTTTTTTTAACTCCTCGACATTGTTCCCACTGATTTGGCTATCCAGCATAGTCGATAACACTTCCAGAATTAATGAGTCACGTTCTGCAATTCTCTGAAGACTTTCATAATCTCGCTTGTCATGTTCTTCTAGTATCTCTACTCGCTTATTAAGCCGGAATGCCGGAGTAATCCACTTAAAGATTACGGCTGCTGCCCCTCCAATAATTGATACTCCTCCGCAGACTGAAAGAAACAATTGAATAAATTCCTGTATGCTCATTTAGCTACTCCTTTTCCCAGTAATATACCGGGATCTCATTACCACTATCCCACGTATCGAAATATTTACCCTCTTGTACTGTCACCACATGACCGTCTATGCAGAGAATATATGTGCCTGTCGGATGGTCTGTACAGAAGTCATTGACTGTATAGATATATCGCTCTGATTGTTCTATCAGTTTGCGTCTGTATCCATGCTTATAGAGGTACGCACCCCAGACATAATTTGCGCTTGGCATATCTGACAGAGCACATGCCTGTATCATTAATCCGGCGAATACCGTTTCCCAGTCGAAGCCGGTTGCTTTGCATATTGCCCGGACAGCACAATCTCCGACTCGATTCCCAGCAGGATTCGGATTGTAATATTCCCATCTGTCCATCAGCCAATCCCCTTTGCTGTTTTATATCTCTTTGCCGCTCCTCTGGCTTTAGCGGCATTCTGACGGTTCCACTTAGCGATCATGAGCCGGTCTTGCAGTTCCCTCAGGTCGTTCTGCTTGCAGTAATCTTTGTATGCAGCATTTTGTTTCTGCAAAAGATAAGACTTCCGGTCAAGGTCTTGTTGTAATGCGAATTTTGCCTTTTCATTCGGTGCGTTGTCAACTCCTGCTTGTAGTCCAAGAACTTCGCGCTTCGTCTTGCGGATTCTTCGTTCATAAGTATGTTGCCGCTGTTCTTTTTCGTACTGCTTGCCTTTATCAGCTTTATCCTGTGCTGATAATTCCGCATAAGGATTAAATTCTCCGTCACTGGCTCCAAAGCTATGCCGACAGTTGACCCCTGACAGTCCACTTGCTGTTCCATATCCGGTCAATGAGAACGGTGGAAATTTCTTGCTCTTGCCTGAACGAGAATATATCTTGCCTTGCCACCATGAGTGATTTCCGGGATTCTCACCGCCGTCACCTGTTCTCGCCCCCATGTGAGCACTGACCAGAACTAAATCCCAGTCCATTTCTTCCATGCGTTTTAGGGATATATCCCCCGTAGCCTGAGCCACACCAGTTCTGACAGAACGTGCTACTGCTGTTTCAATCGTGTCTTTTCTGCCAGATGGGTATGTGACGGTAACACCATCACTCACAATATTATTAACCGCCTCTTTGATGGCTTGCGTATACCCAACCGCCCCAGTCATCACATGATTATATGCAAGGTCGCATTGCTCAATATAGAGCCTCTGAGCGGCACTTGCAGTTGTTCGCGTAAAGTTCTTCCACTCGCCCATGGTTGCAAGCATATTTCGTTCCATGAGTCTTATCATAGCTGGTGACTGTTCGAGCGGTACAGGGCTTAATCCTGCCGCCTTGTATATCTTATCATCATAATCGAGAGCAGTGATTCCGGCATCTTCAAACGCTTCAAGAAGCTCCTGCTGTTCACGTTTGGTATATCTGGATAATTCTGCCAGAATGTCTTCTAGTAGTTCACCTGATTCCTGTAGCGTTCTGATTCTCCACGCATCGGCATTGGTCAGAATATAATCCTCACCTCTGCCAATTCTTGTCATCATTCTCGACACAATCTCAGAGATGATATACTGATGCAGTTCTTCTGCAATCTGTTCACTGCCCTCTGTTATCCGGCGTAAATATTCTGGGCTTAACATAATTACTCATCTCCAAACAGTTTCGGTTCGTCTGGCTGGGCTTCTTTGACCATTGCTTTCGCTTCATCCTCTGTCATTCCTTCGAATTTCACGAAGTACATCCAAGCCGGTACTTTTCCAGTTGTCACATACTGCCACCATCTAGCACGGTCGTTTTCACGCACATACAGAATATCGCCAAAGTCGTAATTGACTTCATAAGCCCCAACCGGTGCAAGCCCGTACAGGTCAGCGTAGACGTTCAATGCGTAAATAACTTCATCTAGGCAAGACTCTAACTTATCCCTCACGTCTTTGATGAATTGGACTGTCCTCTGCTGTTCCGCTTCTACTCCTGTAGCTGTCTGAATGCCGCTAGATTCGTTGAAAACAAAATATCCATTAGAGAATCCAATCTTGTACCCCAACTGGCTTAAAAGGGCATTTATGCCGCTTATACGTGTATCTGTGTTAAGTTGTGGATTGATTTCTTGATAAAACTCTTTCTCGTCCTGTCCGAATACATTCTTAACAAAGTGCGGTAAGTTCATCTCATTCCGTCTGTTCTCCATGCCCTGTGGTGACATAGCTGCTACAGGTGTACCACTTGGCATCAGCAGTCTATCATCTGCCAGAACGATCTTCTGTGAATCAAAAATCTCTCCGGCATTACGACTGTATGCAATGTCGAGATCTTTTAGTTCTTCGATAGCTTCGGCAAATATCGGAAGTCCAAGTGGCGTACTGATATCCACATTGTTCGCCTGCGGCGTCCGCAGCACTCCATACAGAGGTCCGTCCAACTTCTCCCCGTTTGCTTTAAGAATCGGCGGTGTATCTGCCATGAGGTCCGCCCATTTGGTCTGTTTAAGGTCAATCTTGTCACCGATTGACTGAGGGGATTTTGATACATAGGCTCTGTTAGAAACGTAGTACGGATAGGTTGTCACACCATCTATTGTAGTCTCAATAAACCTGTGATATTCAAGCCGTGTATAGTATTTCCTTCCGACAGTATAAGAATCCTTAAATATAATCCCCTTTATTTCCTGATTGTCGTAATCTACAATCATCACATCTGCCGGCGTAAATATGTCAAGGCTCTCACCGTTCGGTTTGATGAATACCGTTCCATAAGCACAGCCATATTCTACCCAGTGGCGAATCTGAAAATACACCTTGTCGATCTGTTCCTGAAGCCATGTTGCCCTTGTGGAGCCGTCTATCTGAATGCCAATTGCCAGTGTTGCGAGCCGAGCTGTCTCTGAACAGACAGCTTTCGCGAAATTAATCGTCTTAATGTTATTCTTATCATCTAACCATTCCGGTACTCCCCTATAAATGTTCGCACACCGGTTAATCAGTGATTCCATCTCTGGAAACTCTGCTGCCTGGATATTAAAATCCTCTTCGGCTTGTTTTTTGAAAATCATGTTAAACCACCTTTTTAGTGTTGTTATAAGTCCCATTTAATCTACCTTTTAAAATCCATCCATCTTACAGAAGTATCTCGCACAATAATGTCTTCATATTCTACAACTTTTAAGATTTCGTTAATGTCAGATCCATATATTTTTAAACCGATGCTTAAGAATTTATTTATTTTATCTGTGAAGTACCTATTTAACATTTTATGCACTGTGCCCCCTTCTCATGGACAATGGACTGGTTGCGTATCTGAGAGAATCTATCCAGTGATCGTTGCCATCTGGATAATCTGCAATCACTTCTCCATTGCTATCTACTTCATGCTCATAATTGATAATTTCCTTGTATGCTCTAGGTGTTCGTGTCGGATCAATAACTAATGTTCGGCACTGTAACCACTCAAAAGTATATTTGCGGCTTCCCGGTGTAACAATGGCCCTACGCGCTGGAAGCCCTGCATCTCGGAAGTCAATAATGCTTTCTTCTTCATCAACTCCGCAAGATATTGAATAATCATCATATCCCTTTTGTTTTATCTGGCCAGCCATTACTGTATTTCGGATTTTGCAACCGCCAAGCTCATCTAGTAGGATAACTTTGTCCTGATTAGGCACATAAGCCACACGAATAAATGCTTTCGGATCTGGATACCACCCCCAGTCCTGTCCCTGGTAGATACTTTGAAAGCTCTGAATCTCTTCATCTGTAATTTCTCGAATTTCTAACAGTTCGAAAATATTTGTGCCAAGTCCAACAGGAAGGCCAAGATATTCATGGTCGTAAGCTCTCTGATTTGTCTTTCTCAAATGCTCCGCATCATCAAGGAATTGTTGACCAAGCCATTCAACAGGAACTGATCTGTAATCGCTCTTATGCCTGTAGCTGTCGTCTCGTGGCTCTTCTACATACACATTCGCCCAGTTGCTCCGGCTAATTGGCGGATTGAATGTCTTAAATACAACAAACTTACTGCCACCTCGAAGAACTGACTGTTGCACTGTACGAATTTCTTCAATGCCCGAAAATTCGTCAAGTTCCTCGAACCAGAGATACTTGAAATATCCCTTGCTTGCTTTAATAGATTTAGTCTTTTTTGCCTTGTCCAGTCCTCTGAATATGATTTTCTGTCCAGTAGGCTTATAAATGTACTGCATAGGGCTTACGCTGGTATCCCATAGTTCATTGACTCCGAGCGCGTCAATTCCCCATGCTATCTGTTCATAAACGGATTCTCGAAGCGTGTTTCCAACTTTCCGGAATATGACTGCATTAGTTATTGATCCATTAATAGCATCTTGCATCATCTGTAAAGGAATCATCACTCCAACAAATGAGGATTTCGTTGAACCTCGCCCACCATACAAATCATAATAGGTGTGTTTTCCGTCCAAAATGTCCCAGAACACATTGTAAAAGGCAGGAGCTATAATTTCATTCAGATTAATCGGATTCTCATTCATTCTGTTTCTCCGGCCTTGGAATATTATTTACAATCGTAATCTTTCTATCTCCAGAATTATCATTTTTCTTGTCAGCATCCCATCCCTTAAAATTATTTCTCAAGCTGAACTGAGCACCATTTGAACCGTCACGATCAAATAGCCTTTCCTCTGCGTACTGTTCTACTCTGGCTTTCGCGCGCGTAATCGTGTCATTAAACTCTGGTTTTGCTTGATAATTCAAAAGCGCCTGTCTGCTTGCAAATCCAAGTGCCAATGCCAATCCTGTAATCGTTGGAGGATGAACGTCTGCAAAAACTGGTGAGCCAAATTTATTAAATACCTGCTTGCCTTTGCTATCAGTCAAAGGATATCCTTTACAATCCTCAAAATATTTTTCGATTTTTTTTTCAATTTCATCCACCGTTTTATACATGGGCGGTTTTCCCATTGGCATTCCCACATTCTCACCTCCAAACATAAAACACCCTAGCATAGTTATAGTTATATATACTATAATACCATACTAGGGCGTACGTAGCTCTCTACCACTTTTATAAATTTTTAAGTTTTTTTAAAGTCTGCCAATCAGCTTTGCTAAATGATAATATTCCGCCATGACCTTGCGTTTGTAACCATAAAAGTCATTCTCCGTTGCAGGAACCGTTCTGATCTTTTCCATTGTTCGATAGCCGATGCTGTTCACGATACTATCATAGATTTGTGATTCAATTCCGGGTGCATATTTGATAGATACCTGCAACAGATTGTATTTATCGCTTTCACTAAGATTACGTAAATGGCTTTGTAATGTCGGTATATCATCCGGCGGTACTCCGTAATCAATCAGTGTTGCCTTTCTTAACTTCATTTATTTCACCTTCTTCATTCAAGTTCCAGTCACATGGTATGCCTTGAAAACATTCTGGACAGTGTTCGTAGAATCCGCAGCCTTTGCAATCCGCTGGCTGTCCAGTGCAATATTGCTGTAATACGCGGTATGTTGATATAGCAAGGTTTGGCGTTATGTCTGGTGTAGGTTTGTCTGGCATAGCTATCACTCCTCTCGTTTTTACTAATTTTGAATAAATATCCCGTCTTTATCTATGCCTGTTATCTCAATGTTTACATAGACTGATTCTTTTGAATAAGATTTTATTTTATAAGAATCAACATTCAAATTTAATATTCTTTTTTCTATGTCCTGTGGAAGTTTCATCCATGCAATTTTACCATCATCGTACGCATAGATACGGAAATTCAAAACTTGGTTAATGCATATATCTACCGCAGACCCTTCTATTTTTGTTGCCTTTATCACATCTTTTACTTTCATTTCTTCATCTCCTCCAACTGTTTTACTGCTTTTCTATAATCTCTATTCGCAGACCGGAACATCATCAAAAGTATTTCAGACACAGGCCTTGTCCGATTTCTTCGCTTTGCTTTTTTGACGCATGTAAGATCATTTGCTTCTGGTACATATATTCCTACATAATGTGGAATTTCAAGGGATACCGCAGCGCATACATCTGTCGGCATAACCAGGTAGTTATAATCACCAATAAAATTCAACCCATGACCAGAACGAAAATCTTCAGCTGATGATTTAACCTCATAACAATAGCAGTCACCTTTTTCTATCCCGGACACACTATTATTTGCTGGCACGAATCGCATATAATCCACCCTTACCGCATGATCTGTCGAATAATCGAATGTCACTTCTTTCGCCCAATAAATACGTGGATCATTGTGAGGATTTATTTTCTTTTCAAGCATGGCTGATAATTTTGCTGTAATCTCAGGTCTTGTCATTTTGAACCTCCTCCAACTTCTTCTCTATCGGATTAATAATCTCTTCCAATACCTGCTGCTCATAATTTTCTTTCCAAAATTTCTCTCTTTTCCAAAACGGAACTTTTTTAACTTCACCTATTAAATCAATACACGCCATTGCTTCCAGCATTCCCCAACATCCATCACAGGCTCTTTCATTGCACCACTTTGCAAATTCTTTAAATTTCATTTTTGAGTTCCTCCAGCTTCTTCACAGCTTCTTCGCGGGTGAGAAATATAGATTCTCCAAAATCACATTCTCTAAAGTATGCCGCAATAAAACTATTCGTTACTTTTGCGTAAATTCTGAATTGTTCTCCAGACGCATAATAAGATACGCTTGATAAAAAAGATTCATATACTTCATATTCCGCATCTCCATCATATTCATCATAACCAAACACATTAATTGGCGATGTTACCACCCAAACCGTGTCTCCAACCTTACACGGTAATCTCACAAGCAAACCCTGTTCTTCTAAGTCTTCATAAGTGGCGAGTTTTTTAATCATATTCTCTACTGTTTTGCAATTTCCTGCACCCTGTGAGCAGCTATCGCAATATTCACCACACTCAAACTCTCGTTTTTCGTTATATGTGATACTATCATCTTCCCGTTTTGTTAATCTCTCCATCTCTTTCACCTCTTATCGCTTGTTTTTTATCGCTCGTTTTCATCGCTTGTTTCTGTATTTTCTCTCAAACAGGCATTCCAACCAATCTTGAAAAGTGGCTCGAAATCTCCAAGTTTCCGGTCTTTCTCGTTATCGAATTTCTTTGGCAGTGGTTTCAATGGACACCATTCAGGTCTTGATTTACTTTCGCAATCATAATGTTCTTCTGTCATCAGAATTACATCATAATCTAAACAGTCAGCTAATTCACACAAACCCTCATATTCAAGTCCACTGCAGTATGAAGTTCCGAACGGGCAATCATAGCAATTTTCTGGTGTGTCTATCACTAATACTGATTTACTCATACGCTTCACTTCCTCTCAGCATCAGACTTAAAGTATTGTACCCCAGGCAAGTTCTGACCCCGTTTCTGGTATCCTTTAACAATGCACAATGTGGATATAATGCCATGACCTCATAGACGTGTTCTGTGATGTCCTCACCGCGCTGGTCGATGTATTTAAAACACTTTCCCGGTCTAAGAAAATATCTTGCGCATACATACGCTTTTGTTCCGAATCTTACACTTGCGCTACTCATTTGTGTTCCTCCTGCAATAATTCCAGATTGTCGAAAATATTTCCAGCTACTTCATAATGCTCCAAATCGAACTCATCAAGATATTGTCTGTCTATACTACCAGTTTCGTGCCCTACCCATCCGGCAACGTTCCATTCAACAGTTTCATATGTCACATCTTCTTTGTAAGATTCGTCCAAATGAGCCATCAAAATGTCATTTTCCCAGATTCTCTTCCCATTCTTGTCGCAAAGTCCCGTGAACTGGCAGAGGGTTTCTGGATTAATAGGTGGTGCGTATAAAACACCTGATTCAACTGGTTGCATTCGATATTCAAATAAGTTTGACCGTGAATGATCTATTACCAAACACCCCTCAACCCATTCTCCATTATCAACCCTCTTTGCCTTGAAAAGAATTTCTCTCATACGTTCTGTCCCTCCTGCGGCTCACACCGCTCAAATTCAATCACCCAGACCCACGGGTTCGCATTCCATCCGTAACTGTCAAGATCAGATTTCTTGATGGTGGAATCCCATACATCGGGAAAACCAAGTGCTGTTGATGTATAATCGAAACATCCCTCTGCTTCTGCATCATCGTCCGTCATATCCTGTAACCGCTCCACTCTCACATTCGTAACCTTCAGCCAGATTCTCGCCGCTTCTTTTGGCATATGAATTGATGGCTTCCAATGCAACCCTTTTGGCATCCATAAATTATCGTCTGCCTTATACCAAAAAGTGCGAGCTGCTGCTTGAATAAATGTTTCCCGGACATACAGGAGGTCACCCGGCTGATACTGCGGCTTTGCGTATTGAATAGAACCACCGTATTCATTAATACCAAATCCAAAGCATCCTACCTCTTTCTTTTCTGTACTGTCGGTAACAAAACCGAGCGGGTATGTATGCTTTTCATCTGGTTGGGGTTTTACCATCCGCCGAGTACAGCTCTTTCTCCCGTCCATGATTGCCCGAACCATCTCAGTATTGAATAAAATAGGTTTAATTGCCATCTACTCCACCGCCTTTCACGATTTCGATTGCATCATTGATCCCCCGAATATAAGCACTCGCTTCCGTTGTGGCTTTCACAAAGCCAACATTTTCTCTTTCCTCTTCTAACTGCTCAACAACCTTGTCCACATTAAAAGCTGTTGGCTGTTCATCAATTACTGCACCTATTGCAAAATCTATATCCGAAATACCAAGTGAATCAATAATTTTATCAGCATCAATTAAGCGCATTCCCATCATCCTTTCTCATCAAAATCCAAGTCAACTCTAATCACATCTGTGTTTATTGCAGATAGAGATTTTACCTTTAAATCGTAAAATGGTTTCAACAGTTTTGAACCGGCACTATATTCATCGTAATCCTCCCAGTTTCTTCCTGGATGGCATATCTGGACTTTCTCGTCACTCTCAACATCTGTGTCAATTGTTGCCAATAAATCAATCAACTTCATTTCTCACCCTCCTGTTCCATATTTCAACAGCTTCCTTCCAATCCCATGTTCCTGTGTAAAATGTTAATCCGCATTCACAGTGAATGGCTATTGGATTTCCCCCCACTGTCAGGATCGTAAAAAGACGGTGCCCAGTCTCTTTCTGGAATGTATACATTTTTCTCTGCATCTATCTCTTTTCCACAGAACGGGCAAGGTTTAAGTTCTGCAATTTTATTCTCCTGTTTCATAATCTTCACACTCCTCCGCATATTCGTAACCATCTATCTCATCGCATTTGCACTGGCAAGAATCCTGCTTGCTACAACAGATGCAGCACTCTGTTTCACCGTCCGGGCATTCTAATTTACAATATCCCATTTAGTCCTCCTTATATGGATTCGGAAGTGGCATCCAGGCTATGACCTTCCAATACGACCTAGCACCAGTTAATTCCCATCGTTTCAACTTGCACTGGAATTTCGCATAGGTTGAACGATATATTCTTCCGTCCATGCAAGTCACTTGATATGTTCCGCTTGCTTTCGGTAGTCTCTCACTGACAGGAATCCAGTCAGCAGACAAACGCTCAATAACTTTCTTCTGTTCCTCTTCTGTCTCACAATGTATTGTAATGTCATAGGTATCATCATATGTACTAAATGTGCCGCCTTCATTCTGAATAAGTTCCATTACATCGCTCATACTTCCACCTCCGAATCTTCTGGCATCTGAAAGACCATTTTATTCATAAGTGCTTTTTCAATAGTTTCAGCCAAAAGTTCATTTTCTTTCGATGGTGGTGCTTCTGCGAACGTCTTTCCAATATTCGGAACTGTCATTGGAACTAACTCTGCGTCCGCACAGGCTTCCTGAAGCATGTCCAGTACCTTGATAGCTTTTTTCTTTGTGGAATATTCTCCGAGTAAATAACTGCATCCAGTGATATATGATGTTACAACTGTTTTTGTAGTCCCTTCTGCAATTTCGATACCGGCTGATACATTAAAATTAACTAATATCTCTTTATTCTGACTTCTGATTAACATTTCGCGTCCTCCTTATCCTCATAATTCATCACAATTGTAATTACCTGCACCAGAACTTTCTGAATCTGATCGTAAATGTGATGATCGTCAGTTCCAAAATGAGAGTTCAGCCTTGCGTCTTCCTTGCCTTTTCTGTAGCAATCTTTCATGAAATCAATGCTGTATATATCATCTTCATCGATGATTTCGCCGTTATTTCTCCATTCGGCAATCATTGCTTCTTCAACCAACGAATTTACAACATCGTCTGAATCCTCATCCCCGTTCAGATGTTCTACGCAACGGTCAATAAATCCTAACTTGTCAACGTACATATACGCTTTTGCTGTTCCAGATGTATACTCTCTGAATGCTTGCTCAACCTGTTCTTTGAAGTCCTCTGGCAAGTCAAAAATATCCACTTCCAGTCCTCTCGGAAGATTTATTGTGTATTTTCTCATTTCATCCTCACTTTCCCCATGTAAGAAACTGACACGCTATTGTGCAGTCCTCCATGATTTTAATATTCAATAAAATCAGATAATTCCATCTGACCATCTAAATTGTCGTCGTTCATCCACCACCTAAATACATCCTCTCCGGTCTCCCATTGAGTTTCTAATTCTTTTTCTTTTCGAGCATCTAACATTCTTTCAAAAGCTCTAATATAAGACTGTTTGTACTTAGGAAAATCTGCAAATTCTTTACACCTCTTTTTCCCGGCCATAGGACAGCCGATACAGCCAACACGATCATATCCACATTTGTACAAATCACAAGTTTCTATATGCTCTGAATTGATAAATTCCCATATATCAGAATCCTTCCAGTCAATGATGGGATTGACAACCATTTTGTTTTTCTGCATACAAAGTTCATTCATTCTGCGATTGGCGTCATTGTCGTTCATTAGCATAACTGATGTGAATTTTTCTTTAGTTGCCTTTGTCGCACCAATTTTTTCAAATTCTTCTCTTTCTTTTCTCTGCCTGCTTTCAGCCCATCTTATACCAGTGGCAATATATCTATTTGTGCACCCTGTTTCTTTAAGAACTTGACAGCAGTAGCGAACTTGCCTTGTTGGTGGCATCAATTTTAATGGAATTAATTTCCACATCGTGATATGTTCGCCTTTATACTTCGGCATTTCTATTTCGCATTTAATTCCTTTTTCTTCCAAACTTTTAAATACATTTCGTATGTGCCGTACAGTTTGCGGTGCATCTGCCGTGGTGTGACTATTGTGTACCTCAAATGGTATGCCCCCCCTACGAAAGAGTTCTAACATCACGTCAGAATCCTTCCCGCCGGAATATGTGCATACAAGAGGCTTTCCGTAATGTTTCAACGAGAGATCAGATGCAAGTCGAATTCTCTCAATTGCTTTTTGTTCTAAATCCATTTATTTCTCCTATCCAAACGCTACCTGTCCGTTATTCTCCGGGATTCTTTAATACAATCCCTAACTCTTCTTTAATAGCGTCTACATAATCAATCCATTCTGCCAGACCGTCATTGATATAATCAGCAGCCCGGTCAAGTCCATTTCTGAATCTCTGACAGCGCTTCTCGCCAAAACCGAAATCGTCATGCAGAACGGCGATTGACAGTATTACGAATGAATCCGCTATAACCTCTTTTATCTTTTCTGACGCTTTATCAAGGTCTTTTACTGCCAGAGAGGTATGTATCCCGGTCGCACCCCGGAACTTGCATTCCTGTTCGAGGGCTTCAATCCCGCCCTGTTTGACAATTCGTCTGGCGAGATCAAGGCCGTCCTCCCTGCCCCGTTCATATTCACGCATTTTATTCATTGTGTTAGACCTCCACTCTTTTTTAGTTTTCCCATCCAACAGCTCTCCTTATCTTCTGAGTCAGAATGTCAAACTGTAAGAATAATTCCCTGTCCTTACATTTCCTTACTTTTATGTCACAGTCATAATCATTTATCTGATATTTCCCTTCTAACAGATCGCCATTATCCAGGTATCTTTGAAATACGCCTTTAGAAATCCCGAACCGTTCCAAAATTTCTATTCTGCTCATACTGTCGACGAATGTACCATCTGCTGTAACAATGTCATAAAGTTTCATTTTATCTCCTTACTTATCTTTCTTATTCCGTACCCAACCGGAGTATATGCCCTGTCGGTACTGGGGTGGTTCGTCTTGAGCAGGTCATCATCAATCAACTGATTAATATGTTTCCAGACCGTAGCTCTCCCGGCATCCACCCTTTCAGAAATTTCCGTAATCGACGGTGCATATCCAACCAGTTTGATATAACTGACGATATACATATAGATTTCTTTCCTAAGAGCCTGTCCCTGCTCGTATCTATTCTTTGTGTTGTACATTCTTACTCAATCCTCTCTGCTTAGAACTTAAAGCATTATTTAAAGCTAATATGCAGTCCAGAATGAACTGTTTATCATTCTGATCAGGACATATGCCCGCCAACTCTCCAAGTTCGTCTAAGCGATTACACACCTGCTCAGAATAGTCGTCCGTAAGTTCCACCTGATAGAACTCCTTTATAACTTTCCAGAATTCTGTCATAAACCTTTGTATAATTGGAATATCCTTGGCTTCTACTTTCAATTCCTCACATCCTTTTTGTATACAATATACTGTACACTGTATACGTTCTATTAATTTTTAAAAATTATTTATATTATATATAATAGGTATAATATAAGTAACCCACAGTAACCGAGATGTAACCGTACTAATTCGTGTAAACCATTGATTTTACTACATGGTAACCGAGTAACCGAGTAACCCTGACTTTCTCATATAGGGAAATCTTTATACTCAATATGTGCATATAAATACTCATATATATATATATAGAATCAAAGGTTACCTAGGTTACCCGGTTACCTTTTGAACGAATTGTTTATCAATCAAACACAATATCGTCCGCGATCTCAAAATCATCATTGCAATTCACGAATCCTTTTGGAATTTCATCTACAATTTTCAAGAACACACATTTGGTGACGATTCCGTCCAGCTTCTTCGCTTTGGTCGGATAACCCCTGCTGTCAGTTTCCACAAGTCCCTTCTTAACAGCCCATGACAAGAATGCCTTTCTGGAGAATTTTCCAATTTTGCACAGGTCATCAAACGCTACGCTATAGATTATCGCAGTCGACGTTTTCTCTATCGGATCATTGTCTATAATTCCCCATCTTTCCGTTTTGATGTCTGGGTTATCATCGAACTTAATTCCATTCATAGCGATCTTGTCAACCACGAACCAGTAAGCACGTTCATTTTCAGACACTATTTCTTTCTCTGTCAGGAGGCTCTTTGCTGTCTCAATGTCAATGTACTGACCATCATGGAATAGCTGATCTGTTGCGATTTTATCTGCTGCCAGAATGATACTCATAGATATACTCTGCTTCTGCATCTTGTCATCGTCCTGTATAAGCCCCTGATAGTGCTTTTGCAGGGCTTTTATATCATCAATAGACATTTCCTTGACTGCGTTCACAAAGTCGATTCCTGCATATCCGTAGTTCTTTTTAAGGGTATCTGCGGTAAGCTGCGGATCGTCAAATATCTTTTCAGAACACTCAACCTCAATAATTCGGTTAATTGCCCCGCCCTGGCTGACGTATCCGGCAAGCGGACGCTCACCATTGGTCAGAATGCAGTTCTGCCAGCGGTTCTCCCGGTTTACACCCAGCTCCTTGTTAGAACGACTTTTTCCTTTGCCGGAACACAGATCGTACACAATACCCTCGAAGTTATCTCTGATCTTAGCGGATACCTTGGAGGTATCATCCAGAATTAGCGGAAGATTGTTAAGCATATCAGACTTTGCTTCCAGAGCCACATCTGTTGTCTTGAAGTCTCCTATATATCGTGATTCGCCTGGATTCGCCCAAACGGAAGCTCCTAACATAAGCGTCACAGTCTTGCCACCCTCAGTTTCTCCCCAGAGGTCTACAAAGAACGGAAGTGCGCCGACAAGCTTAATCAGAATACTGGCGAAGCTTGCAGCCAGCATGATTTTTGGCTCTATCCTTCCAGTAGCACGAACCTTCTTCACATGCTCATACCATTCTGTTCTGCTGCCGCCTACACTGATACTTTCATATAGTTGCCGGAACCTCATATCTCCATCGAATACAATATCCTTGTCATAAGGTAAGAAATAATCCCTGATCCATCCGATTTTGCTGGAGGAATACTGAATGTTGATATAATCGTCATTTGCATTCTCAACGTCTGACAGATACCGTACAAGAAACTTCGCATTCTCAGAAGTCACTGAAATCCCAAGTGCAGACAAGCCAACGATTTTAGTAGATGATGCAACCATGGTTTTCGGTACAATAACCTCGGACCATTTGTTATTCCTCTTATAGATTAGCTTTATCTGTTCTTCTCCGGTCTCCAGATTCTTCATCCGCTCTATTGGAAGAATAGGATGATAACAGGCTATAATATCCGGCGATCCTGGATTTGTGTTTGAAATTCTAATTCCATCATCGTCCGCTATCCAGTTAAGGCATTTCATTCTGTCATATTCACAATCAGAGAAATTAGTCCACTGGTCCAGCATAGACAACGTCCTATTGCTCTTCTCTTTCTCGATCATCTGTTTCTGTACTTTTGTGTAGGCTTTAAGCAAATCCTCAAATTTTTTCTTTACGCCAAGCTCTTTGGCTCTGTCCAGAAGAGTCAGCGTAAGACGTGCCTTGTATATTTCGTCTTCCTGGCTGAATATCTCGTCAAACACTTCTTCGTCCAGAATAGAATCCTTCGTGAGCTTGCTTATCATTTCCACTTCTAATCACCTTCTTCCAGTCCTGTTATGAATCCATGATGATATAGTGCAAGTTGCAACCTGTTCCATACTTCACACCATCCGTCAGACAATGGCTTCACCCTGTCAAGAATAGCCCGATAGAAATCTATATCAGACAAGCATTCTTGCAACTCGGCCTTTTTCTTCTGTTCTTCCTTCTGCCACATTTCCATCTGTTTCTGGTGGCGGTATATTGCCATTCTGGAAGAGAAATTTGGTTTCTGGTAAGTTCCCCCAAGTATGGTAAAAGCTGTCTTAAAATCGCAATTATCCATGTTCTGGACAAATGTAAATATGTCACCTGTTGCACCACAGCCGAAACAATAATAGCTGTCTTTGTAGATTTTCATGGATGCAGTACGATCCCCGGCGTGAAATGGACACCGAACAAATCCTGCTCTGTTTGGAACCATGCCATATCTGCTTAGAACGTCCCTCATGCTATTCTGCTGTTTAATTGTTTCTTTATCCATTTAACAGAATCTCCAAAATTCTTTTGCCAGTGTCTTTCTTGTCACAGAACAGAAATTCAACACCATACTTGCGTTGCATCGTGAAAAGAATCTTATATAAGATATCTCCATGTATAACTTTCTGCTCCTGCTCTACCCAGATACCATTCTCTTTAACTCTTTTCTTTGCCCGGGGATTCTCCCACCAGAGAACATCATCCAACTTCTCAATTCCTTTTCCGTGCTCACACAGGAACACAAGTTTTATACCCGCTTCATTTGCTCGGATAATCTCGGCACGAAATCTTTCATGCTGCTGGCACACATTGCCACATAATTCAGAGAGATTTTGCTTTCTATCAATAACCAGTCGAGGGTTGTCGTAATTCATGTAATCCCCGACGTAAAGCTTTGACACGAACCATTTCTCCCCTGCTGCGTCAAATGTTTTCTTAATGCCATCAATAACTTTTTGATGCTCCCTACTGTCAATTTGTATCATGCGAACGGCATCTCCTCATCAATTCCATCTGGAATACTCATAAATCCGTCTGGGTCTGCTTCTGGATGTGGTGTCTCTGGCTTCTGCTGACTCTGGCTAGAACCTTTGCTTTCACCAAACTCAATCTCTTCCACAACAATATCTGTTGTGTATACCTTCTGCCCATCACGATTGGTGTAGCTACCGGTCTGGATTCTACCGGATAAATCCGCTTTCATTCCTTTAGAAAAATATTTCTCGATAAATTCTGCCGACCTTCCGAAAGCGATGCAATTCAAGAAGTCTGCTTTCTGATCAGAACCCTCTTTCGCGAATCTTCTGTTTACTGCAATAGAAAACCTTGCAATAGATGTCCCATCATTGGTGCACTTTATTTCTGGATCACGTGTAAATCTTCCTGTAAGAATTACTTTATTCATGCTGTTACTCCTTTTCTGTATGCTGTTTGTCATAGTCAATTAACATCTTCAGACATTTCTGACCCTTTTCCTTAGTAAGAGACTTAATATCGTTTACCTTAAATCGAGTCTTAATCTGTTCCAAAAGCTTAGCTTCCGGGTACTTATCAATAATGTTTTTAATCGACATAGTAGTCTCAGAACTAATCATCTCGGTTTCTTTTGCCGATTCTGCTTTCCTGCCGGACGTTTTTTCTTTCTCTCCTGTATTAGTGGAATCACTGTCTTTGTTATCATCAATACAGAACAGCCCATTTAAAGCATATTTTCTGGCATAAGATGAAGCTGCACCTGTCACCTGGGAAGAATCCATGCCTTTTTTTGACTCTTCTTCCCTTGCATAAGCAACAGTTGTAATCTCACCGGTATCTTCACAGTCGTTTAGATGAGCTTCTGCCCTGACGTATATTCTATCCCCGACAACTTCCATCCGATCTGTGACGCTTAACACAGTCTTTGTTTCTGCCAGAAGCGGTTTTACAGCCTCCAGAATATCCTCACAACTTCTATATTTGTATTTCCCAAATAAATTGTACTGTCCTTTAGGGGCTTTCAACTTTGACTGAATAATGCCTAACTTCTCATATATATTCACTTCTATTCCTCCTTGTCATAAACCACGTGTTTACTGCTTTCAATAATCAGCAAACTTGCAATATCTTTCATTGATAAGGTTGATTCGTTATAAATTTCAACCAGTGCATTGTAAGCGTCTGTTGAAACTTTCACGACAGGGTTATCCTTATCAGTTGCCGGTTGTTTCTTTCTCGCCGGAATACGGATTTCAAAATCACTCATAGCGCTCTCCTACTTAATCTGAATATTCTGAGAAGTTTTTAGTGAAATTCCCGGAAATTCTTTTCCGGCTTTCAATGCAGCTTTCAATCCGATTTTGTCAGGTGTAGGCTCTGCATATTTAAGGAACTCCTCAGGAACAGTTGCATTCGCTGAAATATCTACAGAATCACTTTTTCTGTAAGAAATTGATACCTTTGCAGTCTTAAATTTCTCACCATCCAGATATTTTGAAAGAAATTCTTTTAATGAAGCTGCTTTGTTCTCAGCAACTTTTTGACGTGCTGCAAGGTTATCTTTTTCTTCTTTTAAGGCTTTTGCATCTGACAGAAGATTTTTAATCCAACAACCGATACCCTCAATCTTCTGATCTCTTTCTATCTGAAGAGCAGAAAGCCTCTCAACATCAATGATTTCTCCTGTTTCCATGTCTACACAATCCATAATTGCGTTATCAATTTCGTACAATTTCATTATCTTTTCTCCTCTCTTTTAAAGAAACAATACAATGTATCCGTCTCATGACATTCGATATGATCCAGAGACATATCACAGTTTTCATAATCCAAAATGTGATCCC